TCCAATCAGGTCATTCATCGCAATGACAAAGCGGAGTCAAGCGGCAAAATGCCGACGTTCTTTTCGTTTAACCGTTGGGCAGGAAAATTAGAAGCAACTGCATCTACAGCAGTATTAAAACGCAATTCAATAGTATTTTCACTAAAGGTTGCTCCAAGGCCAATGTAAAATTCTTGAGAAATTAAACTTCCTTCTTGGTGATCAGCGCCGATAAATCTTGTTTCAAGAATAAGTTGACTTTGCCTGTTGCCGTTACCTGACTCGACAAGAGCAATAGCGTAGTCTGTAGCGGGAAATAATAGTTGAATTTGAGAATTATCGCCTCCTAGTGTTGACACGCTGCCTTGAACTTGGAACGGAGCAAAATCAGTTGCAGCAGGAAAATAATTTTGCTTGACAATTGCATCAGTTTGATTAACAGGAGTTAAAAACATTTTTTGCATGATGCGAATTTCGTTTGTCATGCTTGAAGCTCCCCTATAAAGCTTACGGTTACTGTACTTAAATTGCTTTGAACGCTTTGCACCTCAGGCGGCTTTGCATAGCGCCATTTTATGTTAGCTGGAGCCTGAATATAGTCTGAAACAGCTTCTTCCATTCCCGCAAACACTGAATTAGGAATGCTAAAGCTAGAAAAAGTTCCCTCTGTTCCGTCATAATGATCTAAAATATGTTCTGTGCTTCTGAAATCTACATCAGTAGTGTCTGGGATGTTTTTAAACGTAAGATCCAAAGTATAATTACTTTTTTTGTTGCCGAATGCACGCCTAAATACCGCTCCAGACAACGACGTGTACGTCTTGCTTGGTATGTCACCCATCTTGAATTTACGGGTGCTTGGCTTTATCTCAGGAAATGCGTCAGCCATTAGCGGATACCTACCCTGGAGCGTGTACGTGGGCTGTTCTGCATCTTATCTAATGTCATGCTCATACCCTGCTTTGCACCGTCGCTAGCAGCCTGACGACGAGTTGTTGACATAGCAACCTCAAGCTGTTCACGGCTTACAAATTCCGTTCCACCGATATTAGTCGTCTCGAAGGTGAAATTCATTTGTGGTGCGCCGACTCCTGCAGGTGAACGTCCCATCATTTGGCGCATGTCCTCATTGCGCATGATGCCACCACTTGAACCAGGAATAAACATCTCAGGTCCACGCTCTCCAACCATATAAGGACGACCGCCTTCTACTGGACCACCGTTTGCTTTAGGCAAGGGAGGCAAGGATCCAGCAGCTTTTGCAGCCCCCTCTGCGCCAAAAGAACCGTATTTAGACGTTATTGTTTCGACACTAGAACCTCCTCCGGCTGTAGCGCTACCCAACCCAGCAAATATTTTTGCTACACCAATAGCAATGTAGGTGGCAATCATTTTTGTACCTTCTTGGACTAAAATTTGACCAACGCTTTTAAGCATGTCAGCAAAAATTTCTTTAATATTTGCACTGCCTTCAATTAACCTTGCTATTGCACTGTCAAGAGAGCTGCCAACTGCATTACCAACACCGTCAGCTACTCGAATTGCCTGAGCCTCTGTGTCCGCAAGCCTGTTGTTTAAACTTTCAATATGCTTGTCTACCTTGCTGGTTTTTTGAAAACTGTTGACAAAATTATTAGATTGATTGCTTACATCATTTAATCGTTGGTTAACTCCGCCCAAAGACGCCTGAAGTGTTTCAATGACAGCAACAATTGCCGGTGTTTTTTCTTCGATAGCAGTAAACGCTGCAATCAATGTCTCAAGCTCAAGCTTTGAATTTACAAGTTCTTGGTTGAGCAAGGCAAAAGCCTGTGTGCCTTTAACTATTTGTGTGGCTTGAACCTGACTAAATCCTTCAGCAACAAGACGGGCAACTTCTGCTGTTTCAGCCATTTGCTGTAAACGCTCATCAAGCGGAGTTTTTTGTTCAATCAAAGATTGAGTCTCTTTCTTGATGTTATTTATAAATGTAATTTGTGCAGTTCTAATTTCTTCGCTAATAATTTCGCCCTGAACTGTGCTAAGTTGTCTAATTAAGCTTTCAGCTTGAGTAATGACAGTATCAAAATTTTTAACTGAAACTCCGCTTGAAGGTTGATTAATCAAAGGACTTTGTATTTTCGACGGAGCTGTTTGCTGCGAAAGAGCTTCTCTTGATTTTTCGATAAGTTCAAATGTTCTTTCAAAATTAGTTTTTTGTTTCTCAGAGAGCTGTCCTTCGCTTTTAAGTTTTTCTTGTAATAAAAGAGTTTCAGCATCAATACGGTTTATTTGAAGTTTTACAAGCTCTTTTTCAAGACTAAAACGCTCTTGACTTACTTTAAGGTTATATGTTGATACTTTAGAATTAAGTTCAGCAGATTGTTTTTGGAAATCAGCATCAAGTTTAGACACTTGACGACGAATATTTGCTTTTGTTTGTTCTGCTTGAACACCTAAACGCTCCAGCTCAAGCGCAGTGTTGCGTGAAGCAGCAGAACGGGCTGCTTCTCCCTTGGCTAAAGCAAAATTAAACTGCGTTGCAGCTTCGTTTAAAGCAATTGCAAAATTACGACCAGGTTCGCTTAAGTTAATAGAATTGGCAAAAGCCTGTGACGAGAGCGCCAAACGATTACGCAACCTTGCCAGTTCAAGCTGTTCTTGATTGTTTCGTAACTGCGCTTCTTTGCTAAGATTTTGCAACCTAATTGAAGAAACTTGTTGTTCAAGACCAATGCGCAAACTTGCAATTTGGTCTTCTTGGCGTTTAACAAGTTCGATAGCTTGTTTGCGAAGTTCAGCAGCCTCAGTGCTTTTTGTCGTAGCTTGTTCGGTAATATCAAGTATCTGAAGCTGTGTCTGAACTTGTGCTTCTTGATCTTTAATTCCCCTAATTTTTTCCTGTAAATCTTGAGTTATTCGCAACGTACGCAAACGCTCTTTATTTTCATTTTGCACTATATTAACAATTTGATTTGCAAGCTCTCGAAGCCTTTGATTATCTTTTATCTGCTGCTCAGAATTTACTTTGCCTATTCGCGCCCTTAACGTTTTAAATTCTTTTGCTTTTGATCCAATCGCTCCATCTGTCCTTCCAAGGCCAGCTTGCAACGCTGCAGATCTACTAAGGCTTTCTGCAACTTGCTCTGTTACGCCTCCAAGCGCTTCTGCAATTCCAGCCCCTAGCTGCGTTAATAATTGGTTGAAAGCATTGCCCAGATTATTAGTTGCTTGTCCAAATCTTTTTAGTGCTGCAACACCATCTTGACCAACAACAGCAGCAAGCTCTTCAGTAGCTGCTTTTAATGCTGCTTGCTTACCTGCATTTTTTTCAATAGCTTTAAGATAAAGCTCAGTTTCTGTGCCAGCTAATCCTGCTGCCTCAGCAATTTTTCCAATGTCAGCAGTTAAAGGATTAAGCGCTTGCCCTAGCTCAGCAGCACCAGAAACAACTTGATCAACAGCACTACCTATTTGTGTGCCGACCAAAGACAAAGCGAAACCAGCCTGGCCACCAGCAATGCCACCAGCAAGGCCTCCTAAACCGCCGCCAACAGCGGCCCCTGCCCCTTGACCAAACAAAAGCGGAAAGCTAAAACCAATCGCTGCACTACTTGCAACATCACGACGCTTGCGTTGTTTTTTGTCTAAAGCTCTTTGCTGACTATCAATCTCTTTATTTGCTTTTTTACGAGCCTCAGTTCTACGGTTTAAAGTTTTTAACCATTCGTCTCCATATGCGTTGTCTTTTGCCAAACGATCTTTAAATACTTGATCATTGCTATCCAGCTTTTGTTTCCTCAGTTGAAGATCTGCATCAACTTCATCACTTAAAACTTCGCGAACGGTTCGCCGACGCAAATTAATCTCTTTAATTGATTGATCTTCAGCTAACCGTGTTTTTACTTCCGCAGCTTTCTTCTCAGCATCAAACCCAACAGGTAATGCCGGGCCTTGAATCCGTTTAGCTGCTTGCTGTAAATCAAGAACTTCTTGCGTTCCACGGCCTATTGCTTCCGTAAAATTGTTAGCTTGATCTACTGCACGGCTTTGCAACCTGTTAAGCGATGCGTAGACCTGTTCCATTTCTTTTGCAGGAGCAGGACCAATAGGCAAGCTATATTGAGTTTTTGCACCAGTTCGTTCAGCTATTGCAGCAGCCTTTGCTTCAGTTTGTGCTCTAACTTGATCCTTAATAAGTTTATTTTGTCTATCGCGTGCAGAATTAGCTTCTCCCAAACTTTGAACATATTGCTCTATGGCCCGTCTTTCTTCATCAAAACCAAGCGCAGCAGTCTGCAAATTATGAGCAGCTTCTTCAAGATTCTGATTAAATGCTGCTAAGTTTTGAACAGCGCCATTTTGAATAATACTTTTTGCATTTAAGTTATTAATTTCTTCGTTAAGTTTTTCAATATTTCGCTGCACTTGCTGCAGCTTTTTTGCACCATTTACGCCAATCTCAATTTCAGCTCTGTAAGCCACAACCGGACCGGCGCGTTCGTTTCACTACTTTAGCGTCTACGACGCGCCTTATCCATTTCCTTCTGCTGCTCCTCGTTGATTACGTTGAAATAGGCGCTCCAGCCAATCAATTCTTCTGGTGTCATCGTGGCGCGAACCTCTGACAAGCTCATGCCAAGCTCCTTGGCAACGCCAAATTGCAGCATGAGCCAATTGTCCTTCCGAAGTTCAGCGCTTAGGATTTTGGGTCCATTTCAGCAGTTTCGTCGCCAGTAAGCACGCAAAGCATCAAAGCTTGCAGGTCTTTGTCCTTAACCTCGTTTTTCAGCACGTCAATTTCGCCTGCGTTAAACAACTTTTGACCATTGGCATCCTGTGCCTTAGAAATCAACAGCTGCAAAGCAAAAGCGTTGGCATCATCAGACTTGGCCTGCCGTTGAGCACGCTCACGCTCAGCCATTGTCAAAGGTGTCACATACATCTCAAATTCCGTTCCATCGGAAAGCTCTACGACCTTTTTTGCAGGCTCTAAGTTTGCAGCTTTACGAAGACGATCAATTGCTCGCAATGAAGATGTACCGGCCATACAAATGATTGTGTATGCAATTACTGTAGCAGCACATTAAAAAAAGCCCCGGACAAACCAGGGCTTTTCTTGTTTTAACCGTGAACTACGACTTAGCGAAATCGAAGGTCGGTGTTGTGGTGGGACGGAAGTTAATTTCGACAGACTGGGCGTCATCAGGATTGATGGCCAAACTTGCTGTCGTCAAGTTTGCTTCAAACTCAATGGAACGACTCAGTGTGTCGTTTAGGCTGCCGCCGCTGAATACCTGATCGGTGTAAAGCTTGAACTTACAACCGGTTTGAACACGTTGCAGCACGTCTTCAACCATGCGGTTGCCCAGTGCATCGTCAGTGTCAGTAAAGTACACAGTTGCACTTCCTGAACCATCGGCAAAACCTGCAATAAACGTTTTGAATGGAACGTACTGTCCAGGAGTCGCGCCAATCGTTGTGACGTCGATTTCGTCACGGGTAATCTCAAAACTCCATTCGCGAACCTGTGCAACAGCTGAAAAAGCTGAAAATTCAACCTGGAATTTGTTTGGAGCGACAGCAGTGCCGTCGTCTGTAATCGTAATTGTAGAACCGCCTGACGTTGCAGAAACCTGCATTACGCCCGTGCTTGCCGTATAAGCAATCACGAAATACTCCGTTCCAGCGGTAATGCCTGCAGGCAGAGTGCCAGAGCCTGCTGCACCTGTTGTGGTGTTGACTACGCTGAACTTAACGGCGTCACCTACCTTGAAATTAAGGAAAGTTGCGACCGTAAAAGTGTCAGAAGCGACGGTAACGTCACTTTCACCAAACTGGCCTAAAGTGCCAGCAGGCTTGTAATACAAAGCACCTGAAGTGCCGGATAGAACGGTGGCGGCCATTGGGCGTACCAGAGAATAGGGGTTTCTACGGGCACAGCCCGGCTAAAGACAGGTTAGCGCAAAGCTGTCAAGAGATCACTGTTGCCACATACCCTGTGTCTATCCGCCCCATAAACATTGGGGCGTCCTCAGTAGCTGAAAATGTTGGGCCGTTAATGTCGCCAACGCGAAAGAACACACCGCTGTTTGTTTTGGCCGTATCGTTCAACGTCTCTAATACGTTGACGGCAGTCGTTAGCAGCGTTTGATTACGAGCAGGGCCTTTACCCTTTTCTGTAAATACACGAATCACAACCGCACCACGGGCGTTGTCTACGCTGCTCGTTAGCGTTGCTTCGTTGGTAAGACCAAAAGTTACATTTACGCGAACGTACTCTGTTGTTGTGTTGGCCGGTACGGCAGTGATGTTGTCAAAAAACACTGGTACAGCTGGCGACAAACTGCCAAAAGCAGTTAAAAGCGGGTTTTCGACTGCAGCGCGGATAGCTTGATAGTTCATAACTCAGTAAATAAATCATCCATTTCTATTTTGACTGCACGGTCTAATCTGCCACCTTCTACATAACTTGCAAACCAATCAAGGTCCGCAGTTGCACCAGACTCACGGTCGTCTGGACCACCACCAATCAAACCGCGATATGACTTAGCTTGCATTGAAGTGCCTGTTTTTATTCCTGTTTCAGGATCAAAATTGCTTTTAGATCTAGGACGACCTCCGTCACCTTCACGAAATTTTCTACGACCTAAAGCTGTAGTCGGACGCTCTGTTGGACGATAATACAAACCTTCTTCTACGTCAGTTGCAACAGCAGCGTACTCATGAAAATTTGAGATCGTTGTTACCGCTCGGTCTTTTAAAGGAGCAGAACCTCGAATATTTTGACGACCGGTCAATAATCCAACAGGCAATTTAATAGGCCGTGGCTCTCCAGGTTGTCCATCACCTTTGTAAATACGACCGTCAGGCGTTTCAATTTGATATGAGTTTGAAAAACGACCTGTCCAACTTGGCCCTTCTTGCTGCAATTCTTTAACTGTCCTTTGAGCTGCTCTAGATGGCCCGGACAACACTACAGAAGACCCAATTCGATCTAAATTTTCTATTAGTTCTATAAGCTGATTTTTTGCCATTACTGCGGCCTCGCAATGATTGTGTGAAGCAAGGGGGCTTCGCCCCTGAAGCTTACTACGTTTAAAATTTTGGCTTCGCGGGTCGCTCCATCCTGTGAATACTGAATGCGATCAGCCTCGGTTGGATAATACGAGCCTAGTTCATCGTTGCCAATAATTACCTTGATGTCGGTTGTTTGGTAAAGACCCTCGGTCTCCCTAGCTGTTACGTTTAAAATTAAACCTTTTAGTGCCACTGAGGTATCTGCGCCAGTGACAGCACCTGTTGTAGGGTCATAAACTCGTGGTGTTGTCGTTTTGACAAGCGTGATGTCTTGACCCCAATCGTCAAGTAGTGACTTAGGGATTGACTGGAATGTGGTGTCTACTAATGACATATCAACCCTTCACCACACGAACTTGATAAGAGCCAGAACCTCCAGAACAATAAGGACCAAGATAAGACTGCAGCCAAGGATAAACG